CCCCGTCGAGCCAGTACCGCGTGCGGAACCGGCCGACGTTCCACCCCTGCTCCTGGGCCTCCCGGAAGCCCTCCGTCCCGCCCTCGGGGATGTAGGTCGCCCAGACGGTCGTGAGGTCGCCCCAGGTCTCCACGACGGCCCCGGAGGCGGACTGGCTCTCCGTGGCCTTCTGGAAGGTGATCCTGCGGTCGAGCTTCCCGGCGTTCATCGGACCACCAGCGGCCTGACGAGATCACTGAACGTCCGCGTCGGGGTGTAGATCGTCCCGGCTACCCCAAGTTCTCGGCGCTCGAACGACTCAGCAATGCGATGGAGCATCGCCTGCTTCGCCCGCGCGGGCACTCGCGCGGCGTCGTCTGCGTGGCCCGCGACGAAGGTGATCCGGACGGACGCCGGAGCATCGTAGAGGTCCGGCCATTCGACGTCCGGCAGGAGCACGATTCGGCCTGGGCTGAGGTCGATGTCCACCGACTCCGTCGCGCTGTAGAACGTCTGCTCCTCGTAGTCCGCTGCGTCGAACGTGCGCCATGTCCCGTCTTCGTCGCGGTACTCCACCCCCGACACGGAGCGCAGCGGCTGGTGTGGAAGCTCGATCACCCCATCGCACGGCAGGGCATCGAGGTACAGCTCCCACGTCGCCGTGATGAACTGCCGCCCGGTGATAGCCTCGACCTCCTGCCGCACCGCCTCGATCAGCGCGGCGACGTGCTGCGCCTCGAGCGAGGTGTCGATCCGGCAGTGCCGATGCACCTCGTCCACAGACACTGGCTCCATCGTCGGCTTCGTCTTGATCTTCGAAGCCGCGTTGTAGGGTGCCCCGAGGAGCTCGCGGTAGCGCACTTACCCCCTCCGGCCACCCTTCCGGAAGCCTGAAGGCCGGCGCGGCGCCTCGTCCGGGGACACCGCCTCCTCCACGTCGTCGGTGGGGGCGACCGCCGTCTCGACGGCCGGCGCAGGTGACGGGACGTCGGTCGCTGCGCCGGTCGAGGGCACCTCGTCGGCCTGGCCGCTGGCGATGAGGCTCCGCCCGAAGGCGTCGGGCACCACGAGCACCTGGCCGGGGTCGGCCGAGAACGCCGGGCCCCGGGCGAGCGTCTTCATCTTGATCCGCACCGAACTACGCCGCTTCCATGACGTAGGTCAGGATCGCGTCCACGTGCGTCGCCGTCGCGAGGTTGCTTCCGGCAGCCTGCTTCGCGAGGTAGACGCCGGTGTTCTCGTCGTTCGCCACGAAGGACGCTCCGTCCGCGAGGATCGCGGAGGTGCCCGCGGCCGGGGCCTCGCCCATCGAGACGCGAGCCGACTGCGTCAGGGCCGCCACGGCGACGACGAGCGGGCGCACGGCGCTCGCCCCCTGGGTCGTGACGATGTCCACGGACGTCGCCCCCGAGGCGTTGCCGCCGATCGCGATGAGGGTCGCGTCCACGATGCGGTACTTGTAGCCGGCCTTTGCGGGCAGCAGCTCTTTGCCGCCGGCGCCGTTGATCTCGGCCGCGGTCGCCCTGACGCGGACGTTCCGCACGGCCGCGGCGTCGGCCAGCGTGGCTCCCGAGGCGATCGACACGATGCCGCCGCTCTCGACGGTCAGCGCGCCGCCGCTGGCGATCACCTGCTCGGCGCCGCCCTGCTTCCGGTAGACCTTGGGCTGGTAGGACATCACGGCTCTCCTTTTGCTGCGAGCCGCCTCCGCGCGGCTCTAACGCTCTGGCGTTTGGGGAGAGACGCGGGCGGGAGAGTCGGAGCCCCCGCCCGCGCCCGAAACGACTACGCCTCGGCCGGGCTCGCGAGCTGCGTGGACTTCAGCAGCGTCGAGTTCAGCGTCGGCTTCGTGCGGCCGTGGTAGCGGATCGCGACGATCCCGAGGATCACCGCGTTCTGCGAGGCGGGCGTGATGTTGCACTGCACGTACCGCTCCTGCGGGCGGTAGACGTCCACCACGATGGCGGACTTGGCCAGCAGCGCGTTCGCGGCGGTCACGGTGTGGGCCGTGGTCGTCGCGAGGCGGGCCATCCCCGAGGTCGAGTTCGCCGTGTTCTGCTCGACGAACACGTCGAGGGTGCCGTTCTCGATGATGGTGCCAAGCCCGGCGACGAACAGCACGCCGTCGTAGCCCTGCATGTCCAGGATGTCGGAGGTCCGCTTGGTGACGCCGGCCGCGTAGTAGCCGAGCACCTGGTCGATCTGCGCGTTCTGGAGGAGCATCTCTTGCCTCTACCCTTTCTCTCTCGGACCCTACGGGGCGAGGGTCACGCGGACGAAGGCCTCGGCCAGCACCGGAGCGCCGTCCGTTTCCTTCCGCGCGATGTAGCCGTTGGTGTTGGTCTCGGCGTAGAGCTGGTCGAGGAACTGGACGGTCATGTCCAGAGCGTCCACGATCCAGTACGCCGGCCAGTAGGCCAGGGCCCCGACGTAGAGGCCCGCGGTGAAGGTGTTCGGGGCGAACTCGGAGATGTCCATCGGCAGATCGAGCAGCGTGTCGGGCTGCCCGGCGAGGCCCATGCCCCAGATGTACTGCCCGTTCCCGTCCTTCAGCTTGCGGATGGCCTTGACCGCGTCGCGGTGGAAGGTCCACCGGGCGCCGCGCCAGTAGCTGGCCTTCATGAAGTGCTTCGCGTTGATCAGGCCGTCCGCGGTGATCGCCGTGGTGGTGTTGTCGGTCGACACGTCGCGCGAGGTCGGGACGCCGTCGGCGCTCGCCGTGAAGATCCCGAGCGGGCGCTGGACGCCGTTCCCGGTCAGGAAGGCCTTCTCGTCGGTGACGCCGAACTTGTAGCGCAGCCGGTCCTGCACGAGGGTGGACACCGGGATGGCCGAGAGACGGTCGAGGGTCTTGCTGACCTTCACGCGCTTCGCCATCGGGTGGGGCCGGAGCTCGCGCTTGCCGACCGCGATGTCGCCCTGGCTGCCGGTGAGCAGCTCGGACGTCCAGTCCGCGTCGTCGATGTCGGTGTCGAGGGTGGGAACCCCCAGGCTCGCCGAGGAGGCGATCTGGAAGCGCCGGGCGTAGCGCCGGACGAACACGTCGTCGTCCACCGCCTTGATCAGCTCGGCGACGAACTGCTCGGGGCCGATCAGGGCGCCCGCCTTGGTGAAGACGCCGGCCGCGAGGGTGTCGGCGCGCTTGGCGACCTCGGCGGCGAAGGCGCCCATGCCGCCGTTCAGGTAGACCTCGAAGGCGTCCCGGTATTCCGGGCTCGCTAGGGGGCTGGTGCGCTTCGCCTGGCCCGAGGGCTCCGGCTTCGACGCCGGCTTCCCGGGTTCCGCGATGCGCTTCTCGAGGTCGGCCAGCTTCGACGCCCGCTCGGAGCGCTTGGTCTCGGCCTCGATCTCGGAGCCGATGCGGTCGACGTCGGCCTCGATCTTGGTGTACTTCTCGGTCTCGTCGGCGGTCCAGGCGCGGCCGTTCACCGCGTCGTTGATCGCGCGCATCTCCTTGACGAGCCGTGCGCGCTCGGCCTGCATTTCCGCGAGGGTCATGGCCTTGTGTCTCCTCCAGTGCGGTGACCGGAGGGCTTCGGGCCAGGAATGCGAAAAGGCGCGAAACCCCGCCGGCACCAGATTCGGTTCTGGTACCTCGGAGCCTCGCGCCTCTCGACTGAGTGGCGGGCAGCTTCGCGGCGTCGCTACCGGATGCTCTTCTGAGCCCAGCCCCCCGCGGGGGCGTAGCGGCGCGGCCTACGGAAACAGCGTAGCACGGACGTCAAGCCCCCGGGCTTAGGCGGTCTCCCGCTCCAGCAGCCTCAGCCGCCGCTCCCGGGCCTCGTCCTCGGCCTTCGCCTTGACGAGGCCCGCCACGGCCTCGGCCGCCCCGTCCTGCGCCCGGAGCGCCACCTCGGCCGCCGGGTACGCCGGCCAGGTCACGGGCGACACGTCCAGCAACTCCACGTCGAGCAGCGTCCGGAGCCACCGCCCCGGGCCGATCTTGGCCCAGGTGTCGGCGATCGTCCGGAAGGCGAAGCTCATCCCCTTGATGTTGCCGGCCTCGATGTCGGCCACCACGTCGCGCGCGTGGGAGGTGTCCGGCAGCGGCCCGGCCTCGAAGGCGAGGCCGCGCTCGTCTTCGACCAGCTTGAGCGTGCCGGCCGAGGTCCGGGCCAGCGGCTTGTCCGGGTTGTGGTTGACGAGGGCGACGACGTCCTTGGCCAGCGTGCCGGCGAACGCCCCGCGGGCGATGCGCTCCGTGAAGCCCCCGAGGTCCACGCTCTCCGAGTCGAAGACGGCCGCGTACCCGCCGAGGCGGACGCCCTTGCCCTCGGCCCGCTCGACCCTCAGTTCCTTGATCTCGAATGCCCTGCGCTCCATCGTTTCTCCTCCTACGCGACGAGCGCGGCCATGCGCTCCGCGACCTGCTTCCGTGCGCCTTCGACCGCGGCATCCAGCTCCCGCACCGCGATCCGCTCCGGCTCTTCCTTCAGCCACCGCGCCGTCATCCCGTGCAGCGCCCCGACGAGGTCGGAGGGAGCGGACGCCACGATCGCCCGGATCTCCTCCTGCGCCGCCTTCTGGCGGGCCGCGGCGAGGCCCCGAGCCTGCGCCTGTCCCCAGTCCCCGAGGTCGGGCCCCGTCTCGCCGCGCACCGCCTCGCCAGTCGCCACGAAGAGCGGGACGAACGCCTGGCGTACGGTGTCCGCCTGGAGCCGGTAGAACTCGGCGAGCCACGCCTCGAAGGCCCGCATCCCGTCGGCCTTCAGCACGCGGTCAAGGGCCTTGTCGATCGCCGCCGCCTCCTTCCGCACGCAGCGCTCGGCCGCCGCCCGGTAGAGCGGGAGGAGCATCCGGGCGCCGGCGGGCGCCGCCTGGGGTTCGGTGCGGTGGAGGATCTGCTCGACCGGCAGCATGTTCCCGTTCACGAGGTAGGCCTCGCCGGCCTCGCCCCCGATCTCGTCGAAGTTCTCCAACTCGCGCCACTCGTCCGCGTTGATCACCCCGTTCTGCCGCCACACGGCCAGCGTGTTCGCGCGGCTCTGCGCGTCGCCTCGCATCAGCGCGTCGAGCAGGAACTCGGAGTAGTGCGACCGCCTGTCCGCGGCGAGGTAGACCTGCAGCCGGATGGCCCGCTCCCACCTCACCGCGTGCGGCCGGATCGAATGCACCACGTAGTCGATCCCCTGGTGCTCGATGTTGCTGAACGTCGCCCGGGTGAGGTCCCCGATCAGGTGGGGCGGGATGCGGTTGATCCGGCCCATCTGTTCGGTCGAGGCCCGCTGCGAGTCCACGAACTGCGCCTTGTCGTTCGGGACCGTGATCTCGTGGAACTTCGTCCCCTCCTCGAGCAACATGCTGCGGTGCTTCTTGTCCAGCCCTGCTCGCCCACCCTCGAGGTCGCGCCTCAGCCGGTCATACGCCTTGTCGCTCAGGAGGGCCGGCACCTCGTAGACCCCACCCGGCGTCGCGTCGTTCCCGAAGAACGCGGCCCCGTACCGCTCAAGGGCGAGGGCGAGCCCGATAGACTCGCTGTGCGTCACGAGCGACGACTTGCCCTCGACGCCGTCGAGGACGAAGGATCGGATGTGGAGCATCCTGGAACGGTCGAGCCGGGAGAACGGTTCGCCTGTCCGGGGATCGCGCTGACCATCGGGGAGGCTCACCCGATAGACGAGCGGCCCGGCCGACCCGTCTGCCTCGCGGACCCGCTCAATCGTCACCCGGGACGGGTGGATGGGCCAGAGCTCCTGGCACCGGCCGCCGCCGCCCCGCACGATCTCCGCGTAGCAGTTGCGCCGCATCATCAGGTGCGCCTGCATCGACTCCACGAACACCGTGGCGTCCATCTCCTCGTTCGGTTGGTCGTGCAGGATCGGGTAGAGGTAGAAGTCCTCGTCGCGCTCCCGACGCTTCGCGCCGAGCTTCCGGTACGTGATCAGAGGCAGGGTCGCCAAGTCCTCGGCGATGTTGCGGACGCCAGCGAAGTAGCTGGGCGCCTCGAGCGCCGTGGACTCGCTCACGTTGACCCCGGAGAGGGTGCGACTGCCGGACCCGAAGATGCGCGCGGCGTCCTCCGACGCGAGAGACGTGCCGCGCGCGGCCCAGCGGATGACCCGCCCCAGCATGTTCCTCACACCCATCGAAGAACCTCCTCGCCGCGTTCCGCGCGCGTGTTGTACCCACTCTGCGGCAGCCCCTCCGACAGCACGTCCCGGCGCGCCTCCCACGACAGCACGCCCGCGACCGCGAGGTCGATCTTGTCGAGGGAGTCGGGTCGGGCCTTCGAGATCACGTACAGCGGCTGCCCCTGGTCGTCCGGATAGTGGAGCGGGCGCTTGTGGGCGTTCGCCACGTGGCGCGCGAAGTCCGCGTCGCCGTCATGTGACAGGTGGCCGTCCCTCATCGCGTTCGAGTAGCTCCGCACCGCGTCGGCCATCTTGCGGTAGCGGTTGGTCAGGAACTCGACGACCCGTTTCTCGCCGAACTTTCCCGACCACGTCGCGACGACCGTCTCCCAGTAGGGCGGGTCACAGTAGAACCGGACGACGTTCCAGCGTGCGAAGGCCGCGGCGACGACGTCCTCCACCTCGGCCTGCGGAACCTCCCACTTCTCCGAGTAGGGCGGCTTCTCCCAGCATCCGACCTTCCACTGAAACCCCGTCTCGATCTCGGTCCCCACAATCCCAGTCGCGTCGTGGTATCGGGCGCCGTCGAAGCCCATCGTGATCGCCGCGCCGTTCGGGGGCCGGTATGGGCCTAGATCGAGAGACGCGCGTGCGCGCTCCTTCCATAGATCCAGGCTGAAGGCCTTGTCACTCGGGTGCTTGATCTGGTTCAGCCAGAGACGGCAGAGGGTCGCGTGATCGAGGTTGGGGTCGTCGAACTGCGAGCAGATGCCATCGACGTCGGACCAGCCCGCCGCGATCTCGCCCGATGCCTCGATGACCGCGGCACGGAGGCCCTCTGGGGTCGAGATGTCGGCCTCGTCGGGCGCCTGTCGGTGGCTGAAGAAAAGCCGGGTGTCTCGCTGCCGCCCCTCCGACACCGCCTTCGCGTGGTCGAACGTGGCCTCGGCGATGCTGCCCTCTCCTGGCGCGTACGCCGTCGTCACCTCGAGCGACCAGGCGTCCGCCGTGCGCCGCTTCGGGATGTTGAGCATCATCGTCTGGTAGGCCCGCTTCAGGCGCGGCGTGTACCAGCGATGCGTCTCCTCGAACACCTGGAACGTCGTCCTGGCCCCGTCTCGCGCGTTGGGCTCTGCGGCCAGCGCCTCGGCCCGGCCTGAGCCGTCACGCCGCATGATCCGTTCGAGGCCGATGTCGAAGTCGCGGGCTACCTTCGAGTGCTCTAGGATCGACTTGAGGGCGCCGTAGATCGTCGTCTCGCCCTGCTCCTCGGTGTAGGCGACGAGGGGAATGTAGGGGTCGGTCACTGGCCCGCCCTTCGGCTGCCCGTTCGCGTACCAGCCAACGCAGCGAACCGGCGCCCGCGGATGGAGCTCAGCCGCAGCCAACCACGCGGCCAGCTCCGTCTTCGCGCGCCCCTTCCTGCGCGAGATCGCGCCGCGCTTGAAGCGGCGCCGCCCGGCCCACTCGTGTCCCTGGGGCCAGACCTGATAGAGCCGGCACAGGATCGCGAACCACTCCTCGTCCATCTGGATCGGCTTGCCGATGAGGTCCCCGGGGCCGTAGCACAGATTCTCGGAGATCCACCGCCAGACGAGCGGGCCCAGCGTCGGCCACTCGCCCTCGTCGAGCGGAGGTATCACAAGGATCACTTCAGGGCCCTCAGCACGAGCCGCGAGTCATAGACCTCCGGGGGCGGCTCCTCAGCCTGCGCCTTCTCCTTCTCGGCCGGCCGCTCCACCTCCCACTGCAGCCGCGTCCGATCCAGCGGCGTGATCCCGTAGGCCTGCTGCTGCAGCCGGATCTCGGCCCCGAGCTCGCGAACCCCGTCCCCGGCATCAGAGTCGCGCCAGTACCGATCTACCAAGACGGCGAGCCGGAACAGCCCGTGATGATCGACGTGCAGGTATTCCGCGGCCACCTCCGACGTCCACACGTCCCGCCACCAGGCGAGAGTCAGCGGATGCCACGGCAGGATGCCGGTACCGAGACACGCCGAGCACGCCGGCCGCTCCTTCCTGGGCCGCCCACGCTTCGGCTTCGCCGCGGGCCCCGGGCGCTCGAGGACACCCCCGCACGGGCACGACCTGTCGAAGAGCTCCGGCACCCGACCCCGGGGCTTTGATCCAGGCCTCAGGGTCGCGTGCCCCGGCTTCTTGTTGCGCCGCTGCCGCAACGCCGCGGGCTTCGGGGGGCGTCCCATTCCTGCCATATCACGCACCTTTTGCGCGACGACGCGAGGCCCAGGGGCGTACAGCATCCCAAATGAC